CGACGTTGATGTTGATGACGACGATGACGACGAAGATTTAGAAGACCGTGTTGTAGATATCGAAGACAAATTAGACGAACTAATGGGTGAATTCGAAGAGCTAATGGCACAGGTTGACGATAACACAGACGACATTGAAGGCGAGCAAGACGAAATTTCAGACATTGATAGCGATACTGACATGGAGCAGGACGAGATTGATGACATGGAAGACGAAATGGATGAGCCAATTGATGTTGATGTTAAAGTAGAAGGTTTAGAAGAAGGTGTAGAATTAGTTGCAGCTCCTAAGCCAGTTACAACATCGCCAGCTAGTAAAAGTCCAGTAGCAGCCAACTCAGGTCAAAAAGGAATGGATGCAAAGCCAGTAAACATTGACGCAGGCAACAAAGGTGCACAAGGGCGTGCAACACCAAAGTATGGTGACATGAACGCAACTACAAAGCCAGATGTAAAGCCAGCTAAAAAACCTGAACTAGCACAAGCTTCTGGTGTTAACACCAAAAGTGTTATAGACTAATCTAGCTTAGGAACCGAGTATATGGGACAGCTATATCTTAGAGAAAACCTTACTTTCGAAGCCGCAAAAATTCAACTTGTTGAAGGCAAAGACGGTAAGGATCTCTATATGGAAGGCATCTGCATACAAGGTGACGTAAAAAATGCCAATGAGCGTGTTTATCCTGTAAGTGAAATAAAGCAAGCAGTTGATACTCTTAACGAGCAAATCAAAGAAGGTAACAGTGTTCTTGGCGAAGTAGATCATCCAGATGACCTTAAAATTAATTTAGACCGTGTATGTCATATGATTGAAAGTATGTGGATGGACGGTCCAAATGGTTTTGGAAAATTAAAAATTCTCCCAACTCCAATGGGGCAACTTGTTAAAACTATGTTGCAATCCGGCGTGAGATTGGGTGTTTCGAGTCGTGGATCAGGTAATGTTGATCCACATAACGGACGTGTCAGTGATTTTGAAATAGTTACTGTAGACGTGGTCGCCCAACCCAGTGCGCCTAATGCGTATCCAAAAGCAATTTATGAAGGACTGATGAACATGAAACATGGTCATCGTATTTTAGAAATGGCAAGAGAATCTGGCAAGGACGGCAAAATACAAAAGTACCTGAAAGATGAGGTTACTCGTCTTATCAGAGACCTAAAAATTTAGGAGAATCGCATGTTAGATGCTATTAAACCACTATTAGATAGCGATCTCGTCAATGAGGACACTCGTACTGCTATTGCTGAACAATGGGAAGCAAAAATGGTAGAGGCCAAAGAGACAGTACGTGCTGAACTTCGTGAGGAGTTTGCACAACGCTATGAGCATGACAAAACTGTGATGGTAGAAGCCCTAGATAAAATGGTTACAGAAGGCTTAGCTAATGAAATATCAGCTCTGAACGAAGAGAAGAAAGCATTAGCAGAAGATCGTGTTAAGTTTCATAACAAAATGAAAGAAAATGCTGATAAGTTTAACGGCTTTTTAGTAAAACAACTTTCAGAAGAGTTAAAAGAACTTAGAGCAGATCGTAAAGTAACAAAAACAGGTTTTGAAAAGTTAGAAAAATTTGTTGTTGGTGCTTTAGCTGAAGAAATCAAGGAATTTGCTGCTGACAAGAAAGACTTAGTGGAAACTAAGGTTAGACTTGTTTCACAAGCACGCAATAAACTTGATAGTCTAAAGAGCAAGTTCATAAAAGAATCTGCTAAAAAGATGGCTTCAACTGTATCTACGCATCTTAAGGCTGAAATGGGTCAACTTAAAGAAGACATTAAAATTGCTCGTGAGAACAATTTTGGTCGTCGAATCTTCGAAGCATATGCAACTGAGTTTGGTGCTACACATTTAAATGAAAATGAAGAAGTACGCAAACTAAATGCAATTGTTGCTGAAAAGGATAAACAGTTGGCAGAAGCCATTGCTGTTAAAGACAAGGCGAAAGCACTTGTTGAAAGCAAAAACAAAGAAATCCAAATCATAAAAGAAGCCAATGAGCGTGATGCTACATTGGACGAGCTTCTATCTCCTCTCAATGATGAGAAGAGAGAAATTATGATTAACCTACTTGAAAACGTTCAGACATCTCGATTGAAGAACGCTTTTGAAAAATATTTGCCAGCAGTGTTGAGCGAAACTAGAGCAACTAAAAAGGCTGCAAGTTTAACTGAACAAACTGGTAATAAAACTGCAAAGGTTGTCGACAAAGCCTCTGACGATAATAACGTCATTGACCTAAAACGCCTAGCAGGGCTTTAAACTAAAAAGGAGACATTTAATGTCAAAAGAACTACTAGAAAGCCGTTGGGGTGAGACCAAAGAAGCCCTCCTAGAAGGATTACAAGGTGCTCGTCGCTCAACAATGGGTGTGATCTTAGAAAACACTCGCAAACACTTAGCAGAGAACGCTTCAGCGGGATCTACTGCATCAGGTAACATTGCAACTCTTAACAGAGTTATTTTACCTGTTATCAGACGTGTTATGCCAACTGTTATTGCCAACGAATTAGTTGGTGTTCAGCCTATGACTGGACCAGTTGGACAAATCCATACACTAAGAGTACGCTATGCAACAGCAATGGCAGATACATCAGCAGCCGCTACACCAACAGCAGCTGGAGATGAAGCATTATCACCATTCAAAATTGCAACTGCATATTCAGGTGCTAATGGAACAGGTGCAGCATCAGCAGCAACTGGTTACGGTGGAAGTGCAACAGCAGCTATGGAAGGATTAGGCGGAAGAAACATTTCTGTTCAAATCTTAAAGCAAGCTGTAGAAGCAAAGACACGTAAGTTACAAGCACGTTGGACATTTGAAGCAGCTCAAGATGCACAAGCAATGCACGGTATCGACGTAGAAGCAGAAATCATGGCAGCATTAGCTCAAGAGATTACTGCAGAAATCGATCAAGAGATTTTATTATCTCTACGTACATTAGCCGCAACTGAATTCACATACAACCAGGCTGCAGTATCAGGTACTGCTACTTTCGTTGGTGATGAACATGCCGCTTTAGCAGTATTGATCAACAGAACAGCTAACTTAATTGCACAACGTACAAGACGTGGTGCAGGTAACTATGCAGTTGTTTCTCCAGCTTCATTAACAGTGTTACAATCAGCTACAACTTCAGCATTTGCTAGAACTACAGAAGGTACTTTTGAAGCACCAACAAACACAAAGTTTGTAGGTACATTAAACGGTACAATGAGAGTATTCTGTGATTCATATGCAGCTGACACTCAAGCAGTATTAGTAGGATACAAAGGTGCATCTGAAACAGACGCTCCAGCTTTCTACTGCCCATACGTACCGCTAATGAGTTCAGGTGTTGTACTAGATCCGACATCATTTGAGCCAGTAGTAAGTTTTATGACTAGATATGGATATATCGAGTTATCAAACACTGCAAGTTCATTTGGAAATGCCGGTGACTATGTAGGTGAGATTGCAGTTCAGAACTTATCATTCTCATAATATACACTGAAAACTTTATTAAAAATAGCACCTTCGGGTGCTATTTTTTTGACCATAAATACTATTAACACAATAAAGTGTTTTATGCGGACAAAACCGCGTAGGCCTAGAACGCCAACTTTTTGAAAGGAGAAAACAAATGGGTAGACCTCTTAAAATAAAAATATCTGATACACAGGATGCTGGTTTTAACAATCCAGGAGACGACAGTGCCGCAAGAACACCTTCTGGTGAATTATTCTACGGTGCAGTAGGTGGAAATCCTAATACTAGTGACTACACATATCCAGTAATGACATGTCGTATTCGACCAACTGGCGGAAGTGTAACAACCGAAGGTGAAGGTTTTATAATCAAGCAAAAAGGTGCAAGAAAGTACCAAGTGTCAAGATTAGATGCCGCCGCTATTGACCCTGCAAATGCAGTGGTTGGCTGTGTACTAAGAGTGGTTTCAGTTGGTGATACTGACTGGGAAGCAATGGGTGCAGGTAAAGGCACAATTGCACCAGGACATATTTTTACTGTAACTGCAGCCGCTGGTGCTGGTACTTCAGGTACGGCTGCTGAATGTGGAATTTGTACACTTACAAACGAAGCTGATGCCGCTTTATCAACAGGTGCTATGACTATAACATACACAGACGAAGGTTCAAGTGCAGTACGCATTGAAAGACTAATGGGCGGAAGACGTTCAGTAGACTTCAGTGGTAATGTAAGATTGATTAACTTTTTTAACATTCTAGATGACACAGTTGCTGTTGGTGGATCAGGTAGTTCTGCTTCTCCTGCAACCATGGATCTAGTACAAGTTGAGAATGCTTCATTAGGTTAATAGATACTTTTTAACTACCAAAACCCTTACTGCAATAACTACAGTGAGGGTTTTTTATGAGTACTGCATACATATTAGGAAACGGAAAAAGCAGATTGGTAGTAGATTTAAATCTACTTAAAACAAAAGGAAAAGTATACGGTTGTAATGCATTGTATCGATCTTTTGTTCCTGACTGCTTGGTTGCTACTGATCGACCTATCGCAGAAGAAATACAAAACAGCGGTTACTCTAAAAATTATCGTTTTCATACAAGAAAACCTATACCACACTTAGGTGCATTGCCTTTGGAAAACAAATACAAAGGTTATAGCAGTGGTCCAAATGCTGCCGCTCTTGCATGTTTAGATGGGCATACTGATATATTTCTAATTGGTTTTGATTTAGGAACCACCAACGGCATGTTCAACAACGTATACGTCGATACTAAATTTTATAAAAAACAGCTTGAGCCGCCAACATTTGCAGGAAACTGGGTAAGGCAACTAATAGAGCTTGCAAAAGAATTTGATAATGTAAATTTTACAAGAATTGAAGGACCCGAAAGTGCTTTTGTAAAACAATTTAGCAGTTTGCCTAATATGAATATTCAGTCAATGGACAAGTTTCTTGAAATGGTAAATACACGTAGAGGTCCATTATGAATACTAAAAAAAGAATCGACGGCGATTATTATATTGAAACCATAAACACTGAAGATAGAGTGTACATCAATACCAATACAATGGAAGTTGATGGAAACCTAGTGGTAAGTGGAAATATAACCTATATTAACACTGAAATACTTGATGTAAAAGATCCGTTTATTGTAACTAATAGTAGTAATACTTCAACATATGCAAGTAATGCTGGATTGTTAACTCATAAAACTGCATCAACTTTTGCAGGTATTAGATATAATACAACAGATAACAAATGGGAAATAAGTACAAGCACCAGTTCAACTGGAGAAACAGGTACCTGGGATGAAATTGGAACTGCAGCGGCTGGTAGTGTTGCTGGAGCAAATACGCAAGTACAGTTCAACAATGAAGGAAGTTTTGGTGCAAGTGCAAATTTTACCTTCACTGACACTAGCCAACTTAATGTTGCTGGTAACATCAATCTTACAGCAGGGTTACAATTAGCAGATAGTTCAGCCCCAGGTTCGGTTGCAAATACAACTGTGTTGTATGGAAACGTAGCAGGCAGTGGTGGAACAGGTGTTTACTTTGTGGACGGATCAACCGCAGATGAATTAGTAAGCAAAAGCAAAGCAATTGTTTTTGGAATTATATTTTAAGGAACTAAAATGGCAATACAAACCGCAAACGTTAGTAACAGTGCAACCACAGTTTACACAAGCACAAACAATACTGCAATAACCTATCTTGCATTAACAAATGCAACGGCGGCCGCAGTCAATGTTGATATACACATCGTTCCAAGTGGTGATAGTGTTGGTAACATAAACTTAGTAGCAAAAACTCTCGACATTGCAGCCACTGATACCTACCAACTATACTCAGGTGGAGAAAAACTTCTACTGGAAAACGGTGATACTGTTCAAGTGACTGCAAATGTAGCG